TGATTCCGCAATCGCGCTCTGGGCGTCTGGGCTTTTCGCCACGGTGTTTGTGATCGTTGACGCAGCATTTCCGACATACGAAGTGCTGTCTTTAATTGCGTCTGCCGCCGTGCTGACGTTTTCGGTCGCCGTGTTGGCTATGTATGCCTGCGATTGGGCAATATACTTAAAAGCGTCGCCTAGTGACCAACCCATCGTCGTGTCTCCTTAACCGCCAAGCAAGACGCGCGATGTCGCCTCGTCGTTCGTTTTATATCTGCCGCCATACAGCACGTTGGCTGTTGAACCTTTCTGGGCCATCGCCGCAGTCTGACGCAGCGCGTCGTCGCCAGCCGCCAGCGTGTCCGCCTGCGTCTGAGCCTGCATCGCCTGTTGTTGCTGAACCGCCGCCTGTTGGGCTTGCTGGCCTTGAAGGGCGGAAACTTGGTTATTGTAGTTTTGCGCCGCTTGCTGGGCCATGTCGTTGCCCTGCTTCGCGTAAATCGCAGACTGTTGTGCAGGCGTCGCCTTGCCAACCAACGGATTAAAAACCGTCCTGAACATTTTGCCTAAGTTAAAGCCCATGGTCGTCGCTCTGTTTTTCGCAATGCGTTATGATTATCATAACGCATTAATCAAAAAACTGATAGTCCACATCCCTAGCCTGTCGGTTCCTGACGTTTGGGTTATTCCGGGACGATGTGGCGTCGATCCTGGCCACCGGCTGAGCGAAGGTCAAAGCCAAGGCTTCCGCCAAATCCGGGGACGCAAGGCCGCGTTGCTTCATATGATCCTTGCCTTCCAACTGAATTTTATTGGAGACGGGATGATAGGAATATTCGGGACTGATGAGGTCAGAGAATAATTCAGGATCATTCGGGATGCTTCCGGTTGGAAGCCAATCACGCATCCTGCCCCAAATCTCGACGCGTTTATTATAATATGTGTCGCTGTCAGATGGGCTGGACCCCATCTGAACCTCAACAACCCGATAGCCCCACGCCTTCAGATTATCGACCACGCCTCCGCCAACGCCGTTGCCGTCCACAAAAATGGCGTTCGGGTTCAGCTTGCCAGCCAGCTCCGCAATGCGGGATGCGAGCTGCACAGTGTCCATCCCCTTATATTTTTCCCAGGGCAGGATCGTCGCGTCCCGGCCTTTCCGCCAGGCGATAACTGATTTGTCCTCACCAAACCTGGCGACATCGACGCCCATGAGTAAGGGGGAGCCGGGATCAGGAATGGGTGTGCGCTCCTGCGCCTGGAGCGCCGTGTCCTTCCCGATAAACTGATTTGAGCCGGAGTTTGGAAATTGACCCTTTACCTCGACCCTGGCTTCGTCACTGTCCTCGCCATATTGCGCGATGATCTTGTCAAAGGTGCCACGGTCGGTGCCTTCGACCGTTCTGGAATCGATGTTTCGGGTTCGCCAGAAATTCCGATCCTTGTGGAAACATTCAAAGAATGCGCCGCTGTTGCGGCGAGGATTGGAGAATACGAACCAATATCGATCCGGGATCGGCTCCGTAAAAAACCCCTCAGAGACCGTCCATATCGGTTTTGGAACGCCAGAAGCCTCGTCAAAAATAAGCATGACCCCATGATGATTATGAATGCCAGCAAATGCGTCAGGGTTCTCCTCGCTCCATAACTGGCCGGACGCATACCAATAACCAAGGTCAATCTTCAGGTCGCGCTTGACCGCCTCGCCAAACCATTCGGCAGGCCGCAACGCCATCGCAGTCGGCTCCCACCAATGGGAATTAATCGAAAGCGCAGTCCATTTCCCCAACTCAGCCATCGTCCTGGAACGCAACTGCTGTTCGGTGTTCGCCGTGATAATAGCCGTCGCGCCCATTCTGGTGGACATGAACCAAAGGGTCAGCATCGACACCAAGGCGCTTTTGCCAATACCGCGGCCAGATGCGTCGGCGCTGCGCCACATCTCCATTAATTCTCTGTTGGCGTTGCGAAGCTGATTATTTTTTATGTGCTTTGCAATCTCAGCCATCGTCTCCTTCTGCCAGCCTCTGGGGCCATCCATATTATGGAGCGGCGTATTCTCCTTCCCCCAGGGGAAAGCGAACATCGCAAACTGATAGGGGTCATTATAAATTTGAGGGTCCCATAGTTCGACCATCAACTGTTGTTCGCCGCGGGCGTCATAGATCGGTTGTTGTTTAGCCATGTGCGATTTGCCTTAGCTTTTAAGAATTACTCTTGACCCAGGCGCTATGAGGCGCGGGGGTTGGGAGTAAGGGATGTGCGGAATTTCAAAAAATTTTAAAAAATTTTTTGAAATAATAAATCTTGGCCGCGTAGGGACCCCGCAATCGCGTCACGCCCGCCGTTTTGGCCCCCACCCCCTCCCCTCCCGCCCCTCATCGATTTGAGGGGGTGGGGGTCTATCTCGATCAATCGAATATGTCCGGGGCCTTTGTGTTGTCGATATTGGCAAGCGCAGCAAGGCCCGCTGATTTATTATCTATTGGCCTAGTCGCATTTGCGCTTGTCATGTCAATCGCTTGCGCGTCTATGGTTTTCGTCAGGTCGCTTACAGGTCGCAATCGCGCCCGCGCTTCCGCCAGGGTTGCGCCAACGTCTATGGTTTGCGTCACATTCAGGTCGATGCGCTCGCCATATCGCTGCGCGTAAAGTTTAGACGCAATCCATTTTCGCGCGTCGATTTGATTGCGAGCCTTTTGTGAATCTTCCGCCGTATCAGCAATCGTTATCACCTCATCGGCCAACAAATCCGCTTTGATTTCTAAAGCGCGAGCATATTCGCCAGCGGCGGCCTTATCACTTTGAAGGCGTTTATTAAACGCATATGGTTTTAGTCCAACCTCTGAAAGCGACTGTTTCAGCGACTTTCCCGACAGAATCAGGTCAATCACTTTTGCGACAACTGGATCAAAAACTGCGATTTCTTGCGACATGGCGACAATAGATTGCATGACTGAAAATTATTTTCAATTTCTCACATTTTGTTGTTGCGTTTTTCGTAACATGTGCTAAAGTCAAAAACATCGAAACACCAATAAAACACAAGGGACTGACGACAATGACGACCTCCGATTTGCTTTCGCTTTTGGCGGCTTCTTTAGCTGCTACCGCTATCGCCACGAATGCCATTCCCTGGTTTTTGGGCGTCTAATTTGTTGCGTTATTCCTATCAATGAGGGGCTAGAACAATGACCGCAAGAATTTATGTTGGAACATACGCCAAGTATAATTCAGGCTCGATTGCTGGCGCTTGGCTAAATCTTGATGACTATTCAGACCGCGACGCATTCTATCAGGCTTGCGCCGCGCTTCATAAGGATGAAAGCGACCCGGAATTTATGTTCCAGGATTATGAAGGCTTCCCCAAAGCCTTTTATTCTGAAAGCAGCGTTTCGGATGAATTATTTGATTGGCTGGAATTAGATGAGGACGACCAGTCATTGCTTGCGGCCTATCAATCCGCCGTTGACGAAAAAGGCGACATAGACGACGCCCGCGACGCATTCCACGGCATTCACGAAAGCGCCGAAGATTTCGCAGCGAATTGGTATGACGAAACCGGCGAAGCCGACAAAATTCCCGAAAGCCTGCGCTACCATATCGATTGGGAAGGCGTCGCACGGGATTTTCAATATGAAGGCTGGCAATTTCACAAAACATGCGTGGGCGTTTTTGTTTTTGCCCCGAATTGAAATCTCACAATCAAGCAAAAGGAATCAAACCATGTCGGAAGCAATTATCGTATCGCCGCTGAAAAAGTGGATGGATGAACAATGGGCCAAACCTGGCGTTAAATTCGCAGGCCACGGCGTCGTCTATATGGGAACCGGCCTTAAAGATATGCAAATTCGGGGCGGGACGCAGCGCAACCCTATAATCGACAAAGAAACCAAAAAGCGCCGCGCCGGTTTGGCGATGTATAACGAAAAGCTAAAGCCCATTATCCTGGCGGAAGCGACCAGCGAAATGCGTAATATGGAAATTCCGCCAAAAACTTACAAAGACGACGCGACCGTTGAAAAGCGCCCGCACTATACATGGCCAAAGCAAGAAACCGCACCAATCGAAACCAAACCAACAGCTAAAAAGCGCGTGACAAAAACCAAAGTCACGCAAGCGGCGGCCATTCTTGAAAAAGTCCCCGCTGATTCCCTTCCCGCGTTTCTTCAACGTTTCGATCTGCCCGCGGCAATCGCAGCGTCGATTATTGCGGCGGGCAATACGAATGAAATGGCGAAATTGTTTCTTCAATCCACAATCAATGCTTAAAATGCCAGTTAAAGCGCCAGGCTAAAAACCTGGCGTTTTGGCGGGCGTTTTGCCCGTTGGGGAGTGTTGTTATGCGTATATCTCACCTATTCGACGACGAAGGTTTGCGGGCCATTTTAATTGATGTTGAGCGGGAGGCCTGCGAAAGGCTAAACAGCCTCACTCCCCAACAACGCGTCTTGCTGGAGCATGTTATTGAAGGCCACCCAAATAAGGTCATCGCCTTCAAGATGGGGATTTCACAAAGAACCGCGGAAAATCATCGCGCAGCGCTGCATGACAAATTAGGGACGAAATCGACAATGGCCCTGGCGCGACTAATTTTCCTGGCAAGCTAAAACAGGCGGCGCAAGCCGCCTTTTTTATTTTCTAATTTGTAAAGGCCAAAATGCGACTTTATAGTTAAGTTTAGGCTACGGGCAAAAACCCGCATATCTATAAATCAAAAATAAAGGCCGCTGAACGCAGCGAAATAGAAAGCGCTAGTATGGTAGCAACATGGTAGGTTTAGCGCACCAGCGACTGAAAAACCCGGCAAGAAATCGACGCCAGCGCGAGGGACGCGACACGCGACGCGGCCTTAATGGCTCAGCTCATGCTCTTATGGCTCAGCTCATGCTCTTATGGCTTAGCTTTCGCTTTTATGGTTTAGCTCAAGATCATATGTAAACACATATGTAAACAAATTGGCTGCTTTACTGCCATCAATTTCAAATTTCCCGCCTGAACATCCGCAAGCCATTCTACCGAACCTTCCAACCCCCGTAATTACCGCCAACGGGGAGAGAAAGGCCGCCGATAATCATAAACCGTTGATTTATTTGTATCGCCCCACATGCCCCACATCCGCCCCAGATGCTTTATTTGTCAACTGCGGCGGCTTTTTATTTTAAATACATACACTTATATTCTTTACCCCAGATACAACAGATAAATATATAAAGTAATGTATGCACACGCTCACATGCACACGCACACACGCTCATGCACATGCATGTATAAGAATTTACCAAAATGCCCGCGGCACCCGTGGTACCTGGGGCGATCCTGTGATTACAACAACTTAACCACACCAGACCCGCCCCAGATCACCGCGTTTGCCCCAGGTAAACGCCAATTATGCGGCGTCTTGCCTGGCCCAACAGACCGGAGAAGCGGATTTTAATTTCGTCTTTTTAATTTCCTGACCGTCCAAACTAAATATTTGTAAATTCTTTTCGCCCCCTGCTGGCTGAACAAAACCCAAAAATTGCTCGCCTTCAGCATCCACGATGGCGCACATTTTACCCGCCGCCTTCTCGTGAATGTAATCGACCGGGGTGAAATAAAACACCCAATCGAGCCATAAGGAGGCGACATCGATCATGATGACGGCGACACAATCCTCACTGACGCGGGCTGGCCGCATGACTTTACGCGACCCCATCTTGCCGCTCAGCGTCTTGGTGATGGCTCCACCTGGCCCGACAGCGCCGATCAGGGTGGCGTATGGACTTTTCTTTATACTATTGCGCTCATAGCGCTCGATGGGGTTGGTGGCCTTTGATCTTTTCAGTATGTCATCGACCGACACATTCAACAGCCTGGCCATTTTGACCACTTCATCGGCTTGAATGTTTCGCTGGCCATTCACGATTCGGCTTACATCTGGGCCACTCAAATTCAGCTTCGCCGCGAGGCTTCTGTAAGTAAAATCATTCAGTTCAAGCTGTTTTTGAAACCACCGTTTGTTGCGTTCTGTCTCATCGATGGAGACCATGACGCGCTCCTTTTACATTGTGGAGCCGTTTGGACACTGACTTGGCTACGAATTGAGCAGCCCCGCCCGCCCCTGTTTGTCGTTTTTGTCGGCTCTCGTCGTTAACAACAATTAACGTATCGCAACAAAATGTGTTTTTCGCAATGAGTAAATGACGCAAAATGATCCAAAAGTAGCAAAGAATTATTCCAGCACCCCTGACAGTTATCCCACACCATGTGTAAAACACTGAAAACGTGAAAAAGCCTCTTGCGCGTTTGATGCGTTTTCCGTAACATGGTTGCATTATCTGATTTGAAGCCGCCGAAACGACAGCCATAAAATGCCCCGCCCTAGAGACCATGGCCGGTTTGGCCAACCCACATATGCTCAAGCGAGAAACATCGCCGCCAAGTTCGGCGGAGAGCGTCAGCTTGCGGAATTAATCAAAGTCAGCCGCGTGACTGTTTATCGCTGGTCGTATCAGCGGCCTTATGGCTCAGATGGTTTGATCCCGACGCGCTGCATTGATCTGATTAAAGACTGCGCCAGGACGCATGGGGTTTTGCTAACGGCGGAAGATTGGGAGCCGCGGCGGGTGGTCTATGACCCCGAAACCAAAGAGCTGGTGACGGCGGAGAAGCACATAAACGACATCCGGCGCGCGGAGCTAGAAGCTCATGCGGCTAATTACCCACGCAACCCTGTGACTGGCCGCGTCGTGACCCGTCCGTGGGAGCATTCGCAATGACGCCCCACAGCGACATCGCCCCGCTTCCCAACATGCCGCCGCTCAGAGTGCTTGGCGTTGATCCTGGGATCAATGGCGGGTTCTCCATTGTGTCTATGGATGGCCAGCTCATCACGGCTGCGAAAATGCCCACAACCAAACGCACAACCAAAACATCCGACGACAAGCAGGATGTGGATGGCTTTGCGCTTTACTCTTATCTGGACATCGCCCAGCCCACACACGCCTTCATCGAAAATGTCCACTCCCGCCCCAGACAGGCAGGCCAGTTTCAATTTGGGGTGAATACTGGCGTGGTCTATGGGGTGGTCCAATCAATCAGCCCGCGGGTCCATATCACCAAAGTCAGCCCCCAGAGCTGGAAGGCGACATACGGAATCCGCGGCGCGGACTTTCAAACAAAGAGCGGCGTGAAGGCGATGGCGAGAGCTATGGCCGCCAGGCTCTACCCCCAGCACAAAACCCTATTCAAGCAAGTCAACAGCGATGGCGTGGCTGAAAGCCTGCTGATCGCTTTGTATGGCCTGAATCTCCTACTTGCCCCTGCTATCGGAGCTGAGAATGGACACTAAAGTTAAAACCCCTGCGACCCACGCCGCCCATGGCGCATCCGCTACATCCGCAGCCAACTTCGACATCAACACGATCCTGGGCGAACGCGCCAAGGCTTATGGCGTCTTTGAGGAGGTGGCCATGGGCGCGCAGACGATCAAATCCTCGATGCGGGCTTGCGGGAAACACTCATGGCACAGCCTGGACGACGACAAAAAAGAGGCGCTGGAAATGATTGCGTCCAAGATTGCAAGGATTATCAATAATGGGGCTAACCACGAGGATAGCTGGCGGGACATCGCTGGCTACGCAACCCTCGTGGCCGACAACATCAGAGGCATAAAAAGATGAAACAGATCAGAGCCGTAACCCTAGTCCTCACCATAATCGCCTCCCCGGCGATGGCTGGCATGTCATCGGAAGATGCGGCGCGCATTGTGGATTTTGAAACCAAGGTCCACACGCCGCCCGCACCGACGCCGCACTCATATGATGCGCCGTCATCGACGCCCTGCACGTTCAACTGTCCGACCTATTACTACAAGCCGGATGGCGACAGAGGCATTCAATACCAAACGCCACTTGAATGAGAGCCATATGAGCCAGCGGGATAGCGGATATGAAAGAGTGGAGCATGATGTTTATGAGACGCCAGGGTGGGTGACGCAGGCCCTGGTGCCGCATCTGAAGCCATCGACCGCTGCAAACTCCCATGTCTGGGAGCCTGCGGCGGCGAGTGGCAAGATTGTCACAGTATTTCAAGAGCGCGGATATGACATCGCTTGGTCAGACATCCGGGATGGTCAGGACTTTTTCAAGTTCCAGGAAACGCCTGCGCCAAACATCATCACCAATCCGCCGTTCAATCTGGCGACTGAATTTATTGAACATGCGCTGCGCCTGACCATGCCAGTAGATGGCTTGGTGGCCATGTTGTTGCGAACCGATTTCGACCACGCCAAGACGCGGGCGCATCTGTTTCGCAATAATTGGGCGTTTTCCAAAAAGCTGGTGCTGACGAAACGCATTGTTTGGTTCGAGCGTGACGACAAGCCAGCTCAACCCTCATTCAATCACGCCTGGTTCGTCTGGGATTGGCGTAACACCGCCGCCCCAACGCTGCATTACGATGTCCAATGACAAACACGACCTACATCCCTGCAAATGACGAAAGCTATCGCCGCCGTCGCTATTTCCTGCATCTAAAGCACATGGAATATGCGACCCCGCCAGAGCTGGAGCGATTTGTAAAAGAAACCGCCAAAGCGGCGAGAAGCCCTTATGGCTCGCCAGCCTATAAAGCCGCCATGAATTACCGGGAGCATTTGCGGCTGCGCTGGTGGCACAGACGCAGGCGGGCGCTCAAGCAAGCAACCCCCGCCCCGTGACGACGCTTTACCCGTATCAGACGACCGGCGCGCGATGGCTGGCGGATCGAGACCAGGCGTTTCTTGCTGACGACATGGGGCTTGGCAAAAGCGCGCAAGCCCTGACCGCTTGCGACCTGGTTCAGGCGCGCAACGTCCTAGTCATCTGCCCAGCCGCGCTGCGGATCAACTGGACGCGCGAACACGACATATTCAGCGAGACGACGCGCAATACGACCGTCATCAGTTCCGCCAAGGTCGCGCCGCGGCCAGGATTCAATGTCGTCTCCTATGACCTGGTGGCCGCAAGCGACAAGACAAGGAAAGCGCTTCACGGCATTCAATGGGACGCGCTGATCCTTGATGAGGCCCATATGGTGAAGGAGCGCACGGCCAAGCGGACGCGCGCCATCTATGGCCACGGCAAAACCCGCCCCGGCCTTATCACCAAAGCCAAGCGCACATGGCGGCTGTCTGGAACGCCGATCCTGAATTACGCAAATGAATTGTGGACGCACCTCCACAGCATGAAAGCCATTCAGCTCCCCTATTGGGATTTCGTCTTTCGATATTGCAGCGGTTTCGAGGGGGATTGGGGCTACAAAATCACAGGACACAAAAACACTGAGGAATTGAAAATGACGATTAGCCCTTTCCTCCTTCGCCGGAAGAAAGAAGCGGTTTTACAGGAGCTGCCGCCGATCACCTTTTCTGAGGTTGTGGTCGAACGTTCGCCGGTCGATCTCGACCCCTGGTTTCTCGAAAACATCGCGTCAACCGGGAGCCAGGACATATTGCTGGCCAATCTGAAGAACGTCGATCAGACGCTCAAAACGGCGATTGAAGCCATCAACGCAAACGACAGCAACCAAGAATGGCACAGCTCCGGGTTGAAGCTTCTTGATAGTTTCAAAGGCGCGACAGCGACTATGCGCCGCTACATTGGTCACGCCAAACTGCCAAAGGCGCTGGACATCATCGAGGCGGAGCTGGAATCCGGCCAGATAAAAAAGCTGGTGATATTTTGCGTCCATCAGCAAATCATCGAGCTGACCCGCCAGCGGCTTCGCAAATTCAACCCTGTCACCTTGTTTGGTGAAACGCCGCACGGCAAACGCCAGGGCAACATCGATAAGTTCCAAAATAATAAAAGCTGCCGCGTCTTTATCGGCCAGATACAGGCCGCGGGGGCTGGCATAACCCTGACCGCCGCTCATCATATCGCTTTTCTGGAACAGGATTGGACCCCGGCCATGATGGCCCAGGCCAGTATGCGCTGTCATCGAATTGGCCAGCGTTACGCGGTCAACGTCAGATTTTTCACATGCGCCGGAAGTGTCGATGAGCAGATCAACAAAATCTTAATCAACAAAACGAGGGAAATCGCAAAAATCATTGACTAGCTTGTTGCGTTAATCCTAACGTGTGTCATCTTAACTATCAACAACGGAGCCTGATTCGTGCAACTGACATTTGATCCCACCAATCCTCGTGATGTAGAAATGGTTTTGCGGCTCCTCGATCAGGGCCACACAGGAAAATCCGACAGCGACGGCGTTTCTAGCCTCTCGCCCGCTGACGGGGAGGAGGAGATGGGTCGAAACGGCTCCGATCCCATCTCCTCCGACAATACGCCATCTCCAGATTTGGATGGCCTGGCTGATGCGCTTGAAGCGATTGCTACTGACGCCCCTAAAAAGCGCGGTCGCAAGCCGAAAGCCCAAGTCGAAGCCGCGCCAGTCGATGACACGCCGGACCCATATCCCGTGGATGAGGTGGTTGAAACCGTCACCTTGTCGCTGGACGACGCGCGCGTGGCGCTCAAGGGCTACACCGAACGCCATGGCATGGCCCGCGCTATCGCGCTTCTAAACGAATACGGCTGCCAGCGTGTGAGCGAATTGAAGGCTGACCAGTTTGGCGAGTTCATCCAGGATTGCAAGGCTCGCAAGGAATGAGCGACCACGCCCGCATCTCCCCATCGGCGTTCGACAGGATTAAGCGCTGCCCCGGCAGTGTTGTTCTGTCAGCCGGTATGCCGCAGAAAACTTCCACATATGCGGAAGATGGCACGGCCAAACACGCGTTTGCGGCTGAATTGCTGGAAGGCCGCGCGCCGGTCATCCCAGAACACATGCGCGAACCCATTAACTTTTATGTCAATTACGTCAACAACGCGCCAGGCATTCTGACTGAGGTGGAAACCAAGGTCAGGATCAATGACGATGTTTGGGGGACGATGGACGTTGGCAAATGGAATGCGCCGGTCCAGGAATATGAGGTTATCGACGCCAAGTTTGGCGTTATGCCCGTCGATCCCAAGTCTCTCCAGCTAAAGCTTTATGCTGTTGGCGCGATAAAGACGTTTGGCTACGACGCCAAAACCGTCAAGGTAACGATTGTTCAGCCTGACGCGCCTCATGCGGATGGCCCAATCAGAAGCCACACCTACACGGCGTTTGAGTTGCTAGAGTTCCAGGAAGAAGTTGAGGAAGTCCTGGAGCTGGTGCGGAAGGCGGAGAAGGCGAACGACATCACGCCGTTCATCAACCCTTCTGAGAAGGCTTGCCGCTGGTGTTTAGGCGCTCCCATTTGTCCGGCGCTGCGGAAGAAGGCCAACGACGCCGCGCGTCGCGTCTTTGCGCCGCAGCTCCCGTATCAGCCAAAAGAGTTGGCGGAAGCGCTTGACGCCATCCCGCTTATGGAGGCGTGGATTAAGAACACGCGCGAGTTCGCTTACGCGGAAGCGGAGCGTGGCCACGCCATACCTTCATATAAATTGGTGGAGAAACGCGCCACGCGTAAATGGCGCGACGAGAAAGCGGCGGCGGCGGGTCTCAAATCCGCTGGCGTCGAGCCTTGGGAATACAAACTGATTACACCGGCGGCGGCTGAGAAGGCGCTGTCGAAAGAGGAACGTGCCTTGCTGGACGAACTCACTGTCAAAGAGAGTTCCGGGCATGCGCTTGTTCACGAAAGTGACAAGCGGCCAGCGGTTCAGTCTGACCCTGCAACAGCATTCGCAAACTTGAAGATCGAGGATTGAAGATGGTTGATAAGATCGTGACCCCTGAGTTCCGCGCCGGTTTCACTGGCTTGTTCCGCGCTACGGCCCCCCGTGAAAACCCGGAAGGCAAAAAGAAATATTCCATTCGGGCTATTTTCCCGGCCAACGCCGACCTGTCGGACATGAAAGCCAAGGCCAAAGAGGCCATTGCCGCCAAGTGGGGAAACACGCCGCCGAAGAATCTTCGCAGCCCGTTCCGCCGCAACGACGAGCTGGACAATCCGATGGCTGGCGTTCCTGACGACGCCATTGTTTGCACCTTCAGCGCAAACGAGGATCGTCGCCCCGGCCTGGTCGATCAGAACCTTCGCGGAATCATGGATGAGTCGGAAGTCTATTCCGGCGCATATTTCCGCGCCGAGGTTCGGGCGTTTGGCTACGAGGCCAGTGGCAACCGTGGCATTTCGTTTGGCCTGGAGAACGTGATGAAAACCCGCGACGGTGAACCGCTTGGTTCAGGCCGCGTTCCCCCTGAAAAGGCGTTTGCCGCCTTCAAGGCCGCGCCGTCCAACACGGGCGACGATGATTTTTTGTCCTGAGTGTTGTGTAATTCGTAACAGCGTCGCGCCTACGGGCGCGGCGCTAACTTTAAGTGGCAGCCGTGAAAATAGCCCACATCGATTTTGAAACCTATTCCGTCTGCGACTTGCCGGTGAATGGTCTGGACAATTACGCCAGTCACAAAACGACTGGCGCGCATTGCCTTGGCAACGTATTCGATGATGAGGCGGTTCAGCTCATCAACATGCACACAGATAAAGTGACGCCCGATCACCCGCTTCTCCGCCATGTCGCTTCAGGCGGGGTCGTCGTCGCGCATAACGCCGCATTCGAGCTGGCGATATGGAACAAGGTTTGCGTCCCCCGCTACGGCTGGCCGGAGCTGAAAGTCGAACAGACGCGCTGCACGATGGCGATGGCTTACGCCATGGCGCTGCCAGGCAAGCTGGAGCTGGCGGCCAAGGCTGTCGGAATTTCGAAACAAAAAGACATCAAAGGTGCTGGCGTCATGCGGAAGCTGGCGACGCCGAAAGCTGACGGCTCACTATGGAAATACAGCGATGATCCAGAATTGTTTGAGCGCCTTTTTGCGTATTGCCGCCAAGATGTGGAAGTCGAGCGCGAGCTGGATAGTCGGATCAACCACCTGTCTTTTTACGAACAACGCGTTTGGGAGTTGGATCAGCTCATCAACCAAAGAGGTGTTCAAATTGATTTGGACTCAGTGGCGCAGGCCATCAAACTGGTTGAACAGGAAACGTCCAGGCTTAACAGCGAAATGCTCGCCATTACCGGAGGCGTCGTCGGAAAATGCTCCGAAGTGCAACTGTTGTGCAAATGGATCAGGTCCCAGGGAGTTGATATTGGTGGGCTTTCCAAACGAAGCGTTATTGATGCCCTCGATGGCGCTCTCCCCGCGCGTGTGCGACAGGCGCTGGCTCTGCGAAAAGAAGCAGCAAAAACATCCACCGCAAAACTAATCGCCATGCGTGAGCGCGCCTCGAAAGATGGCCGCGTTCGTGGGTCGCTTCAATACCATGGCGCGTCCACTGGTCGCTGGGCGGGCCGTGGATTGAATGTGCAAAACCTACCTCGCCCTCGCCCTGGCGTGAAGCAATCCGACATCGAAACGATATTCAATAAGCTGCACGATGCGCCATTCATCGATAACTTTTATGGGCCTGTCATGGATGCTTTGGCGGATTGCATTCGCGGGATGATCGTCGCGCGGCCAGGCTATGAGCTGGTCGCCATGGATTTCAGCGCGGTCGAGGCGCGAATGCTCGCCTGGTTATCGGGCGAGGACAAGGTTCTCGACATCTTCAGAACGCACGGGAAAATCTATGAACATGCTGCGGCGGGAATCTATAATTGCCCGATTGAAGAAGTTACGAAAGATCAGCGACAAATCGGGAAAGTCGCCGTTCTCGCGCTTGGCTACCAGGGCGGCGTGGGCGCGTTTCAAGCAATGGCGAAAGGTTACGGCGTCAAAGTCGGGGATGAAAAGGCCGATCAGATTAAAGTAGCCTGGCGCAAGGCGCATCCGAAGATCGTCCGCTATTGGTATGATCTGGACGACGCTGCGCTTAACGCCGTCGATCAGCCAGGCAAAGTTTTTGCGGTTGGCCCCACTGGCCGCGCCGTCGCCTTCAAAGTCGTCGGCTCTTTTCTTGTCTGCCAGCTCCCCAGCAAGCGCAAGATTTATTACCCCTACCCCACTGTGCGAGATGTCGAGACGCCATGGGGCGAAACGCGTCGCTCCGTTCATTTTTACACCACTGTTGGCACAAGCTGGATTCTGACGAACGGCTACGGCGGCCTCTGGGCGGAGAACGTCACCCAGGCGGCGAGCGCCTGCCTGTTGCGCGGCGCAATCATGCGGCTGGAAGAAGCGGGTTATGGCGTCGTGTTTCACGCGCACGATGAG